GCGGTTCAGGTTGCTTCATTGTCATATTTAGGCGTTTTACAAACTGACGGAGAAATCACCGTTGACGGAACAGGAACAAGCACAGTTGCGAGTATTTTAGAAGTGGCAAACCGAGTGGAAATCAAACTAGCCTCGCCTCAATTATGGTTCAATGAAACCGATCAAGCCTTGCCCGTTGGATTGTTCAGATGGGTGGGGTCAGGGGGGAGTTTATTACTTCAACGAAACACAGCGGTTGCGGGTAATTTTACAACTGCGTCAACTTCTTTAACGGTAGGAACGGACGACAGGCTTTCAGTTGGGGGTCATGTAAAGGTCGCAGCAACGAAACGGTTTCAGGGTGGGCAAGATAGTTTCGGGCTTTTAGAAGGGGATACCGAAATTTACCTAGACATGGACAATGACAATGACGGAACAGGTCACGTTTATATGAGAAATGGAACGGATTCTAATGTTGTTACCATTTTTGAAACGGGGAATATTACGACTATCGGCGACATCGCTGTTGATGGTGGAGATTTAACAGTCGGCGCAACTTCCTCTTATTCAGACGGCGATGCAGATTGGACGGTTTCAAGTCATAGCAAATTCAAGCGCAATATCGAAACGGTAACTGTAAACCCCCAGATATTAGAACGATTCGCTCAAATAAAACTTTCTGACTACCAATACAAACAGGAATATATCGAAAGCGTCGTCGATCTAGTCGAAGATGAAGAACAGAACAAAAAGCGACAATCTAAAGTTAAAGCGATTGCCGACAAGCAACGGCGCGGATACTTGGCAGACGAATTCAATCCTCTATTTGGCAGAGATCCAAACTCAGACAAACTTTACATGGGCGATGTTGACAATGCCCAAACAATGGCAATCCAAGCATTGATTAAATTGGTCAATGAACAGGGTGAAAGAATAAAACTTTTAGAAAGGAAATAAAATGTCTACACCAGCAGAAATAGTAAATTTACCGCTTAATGATTCGATTAAAATATCAATCACGAGCATCACCGATATTGACGGCAACACGGTTACTGATTTGACGGGATGGAAACTTCTTTTTACGGTTAAGCCAACACAAACAACGATTGTTGACACGACCGCAATATATAAGGCAAACACGGCAAATTGGACAATACTAGCGGGGCAGGCAACGCTTATATTTAAATCAGCTACGACAACCACAGCGATGGTCGTTGGAACAACCTATTACGGGGATGTTAAACTCGTTGATGCTTCGGGTAGAAACGCGATTGTTAAGTCTTATGACTTCTTAATTACACCGGCGATAACAATTAGAAACGTGGCACCATAATGGCCGAACCATTTGCAACAGCAGAATTTACAGAAACACAGATAACCGCGTCTGTGTCGAATAATTCTATTGCAGCGACAGTGACAGAAAACGTTATCAGCGCAGTTGTTACATTGCGCGGAAACTTGGATCTTATTGAGCAATAACACCATAACAAAATTTCCTTGGAAGGTTTCGCCTTTCCTTCCTTCTGGGGAATGTTTGGGGGGCTTCGGCCCTCCTTTCATTCTCTTGTTGCAATGATTTAAATAATGTGCATGAATGATCGAGATAATAATTTAGAAGACTTTGCGCCCATGTGGCGCGTCTCAGTCCAGTCCTAAAAATCGGCAGGGGAGAAATCCGTGCCGTAGGCCCGTTGCCTTTGCTCAGGCGCGGGCCTTTTCTTTGGGTAGATTGGTCGGGAAAATCTTTTTTCAATTATTTTCGATTATTTTCAAAAAAGGCGTTGACATGATTAAATAATATCACAATACTCCAACCATAACCTTAAAAACCCTCAATCACCAATTGAAAATACAATGCCACAGAATACCAAAAAAGATCTAAACGAATCAATGACAAACGGCCACTTCCGGGCAGTCGCACTTCTCAACCAAATCAAAGAATCTCTATTTGATATGCCCGCCCCGGATTCAGATGACCTCGACTGGGGGCATGTTGGATCTTTGCACCATGTCATTTGCGAATTGCAAGACATCAGAAATTTCATCAGTCGCTAATATCCGCAATTCAATTTCCAAGTAATCAACCAAGGAGAACAAAGACAGATGAACCAGCAAGTAATTAAAAAAATGAAACGTCTTTGCAAAAAGTTCCACGATGATTTACAAGAGCTTTTTGAATCAACTGATCAAGAAACCTATGAGATGAGCAATACCGCACAGACCGCTGTTATTGCCCAAGGATATGCAATTGATGCGGCAGAAACAGAAGAACAATCTGAAGGAGAACAATAAATCATGGCAACACAGAAAGTTAAATCATCGGGCAAGCGTTCACGGCGAGGAACGCCGAAGCGCAACACCCAGAACCAACGGACATTTTCAAACGTCAAGAAACGGCGGGCCCTCCACAAAAAGCGTTTTCCAAATGACGTGAATTCACTGGAACTGGCGAAGCGTTGGGTTACTCCACCGACAAGCAAGGCAGCCTAGAAATCGTTTTTATGCTCAATCTGTACTAGGCTATGGGTTGGGCAGACTAAACGCCTTTGAGGCACAAATAACAAGGAAGGACCACAGACATGAAGCACACAAAAGAACCTTGGAAGATAAATAGGCGACATATTACCACGCCGTTGATTGAACCCTTTAGTATTGGACTCGCATATTGCCGCAGCGTCGGTGAAGACGAGGCGCTAGCAAACGGCGCAAGAATCGTTCAATGTGTAAACGATTGTGCCGGGGTCCCAGACCCAAAGAAGGCGTTTGAGCTGTTAAAAGAGATAGGGGATGATCTCGATTCAGAACAATTAAAAACAGGCGATTATCCTTTTATGGCTGATCGTATTTGGGAAATATTCAAGGACAACAAATCATGAAAGACTTGAACGCGGCACTCGCTCCAATCCACAAACATTGCGACCGGTGGAAACTTTTTCAACCCGACGAGCAGGAAGAGCCAGAAATCGAGCCAAATGAGGACAGCGATTTTGACATGGCTCTTTGCCATTTAATTGACATGATTGACAGCGCGCTATTGCGACGGGTTGACCCGGAAGAAATGCTCAAAGAGATCCGTCAATACTGCATCAACGAAAGACCAACTGAAAGCGATTAAATGAATAAAAACAATCACGGCGGAAAGCGTTCCGGGGCTGGCAGGCCATTTGGATGTATCTCAATCACAAAAAGTCTTTTGATTCGATTGACGCCAGAGTTAAAAGCCAGATTAAAACAAGAATCAATCCAAAGGTGCCAAACCATGAACGGAGTGATTATTGATGCACTGGAAAGTTTTTTACAAAATTAACACAATGAAAATACCAGACTATTACCGCACATCAAAGAGAATAAAATTTGCCACCGACGACTGGGGAGGGGATGGTTCTGCTACCCATATAGAGATTGATTGGCAGGGGGAGACGTTAATGGTTGATATAAAAGACGACCATATCCACATATGCGGACCGATAATGGCCGTTAAACAAACGAGCATAAATGCCTGTGATATTGTGCCGAACGACCAAAATAAAAGCACCGAAATAGACCGAGACTTAACTAGAAATTAACACAATGAAAACATTGACACAACGATATTACGAAAACGAAGAACTAACCAAAGAAGAACGGGTGATTATCCACGCTGGGAACATCAGGATTAACCAAGCTAAGTGCCTTATATGTGGGGAAACCGTCCAGAGCAAACACCGGCACGATTTTGTTACGTGCTCTTGTGGGGGCTTATCGGTTGACGGTGGTTCCTGGTATGCAAAGCGCGGTGCGAAAGACTTTGATATGGTCGAGGAACGAAGCATTTTTTACACTGATGCACCTGGTCAAGAATAATTGTCTTTACAATTTAAACAGATTTGTATTAGAATGCAATTTCACATTAAAAAAATGATTCATAAATCACGCAGCAGGGTAGGCGGAATGAATATGTGTTTTGCAGAGGCACACCCAATAAAGGAGTGTCGGCACGGGGTTACATATTACTGCCCGATTTGCGGATTTGAACAACACTTTGAAAAGCACGACAAAGAAGACCATCGGTGTATTGTTTGTCATGGTGCTGGAATAAATGCAGCAACTGGCGAAATATGCGCGGTATGTCATGGCGAAGGATAATTTATTTTAGAGAGCACGAATAAAACAGGCTTTAAACAAGATTAAGTCTGGAAAATTTAACAATACAGGAATTAACCTGAATTAAACCAAGGACCGAGAAAATGAGCGAACAAGAAAAACCAACTCCAATCGGAGTGATTAAAGAACACTTGGCTGTTGGGACAGTCGTTGGAAGAGTTGAGGCAATTATTGACTATATCAACGAACGCAAATCCGGCATTGTCGAAAAAGAAGGCACGATGAAGGGCAAGGAATGGTCAATCCAGAATATCCTTGTTGTTGATCGACTCAACCGGGAAGAGAAAATCTTTCTGTCTTTGCATGGCCGTCCCGAAGTAGGACTGTCAGAAAAAGACAAGCCTGTTGAACTTGTGGCATATCGAAGCCCGCAGCATGGGTTGGGCGGTCTGTATGTTGATTCATACGAAAAAGAGGGAGTGGTAAATAAAACTTTGAAAATGACTAAATCCGGTGCGTTCTTAATTGACGGCCGCGAGTTGTCGGAACAACCAGATGAAACGAGCCAATCAACGCCGCTGGTTACACCACAGACGCCCGCAACGACTCCACCTGCTCAATCTACCGTGCAGGCGCCGCCGGATGATTCTCGGCCAAAGCCACAGAAGGTTTTTGGGGCGACGGTGGGAATGGCGATCAATAACGCGGTTCAGTTATTAATCGCAGAACCGGACACCGGCGCCACAAGAAAGCAGCGCTCGAAATTCATTTATGAGCACGCTTCAGATATTATTAAAATATCTCACATGCTCGAAAGTGGAAAACTGGCACACGTTGATGGATACGAAAAACCTGAAACACCGCCGGAAACAGCGAGGCCAGAACCAACGGAACCGTTGCCAGAAGAACCGCCTCAGACTCAGGCTCGATCTGTTGACGATGCAATGGGCGGGACAACTGAGCGCAAGGCCCCGCCACCGGGATATGAACACGACGCAGGCGGCAATCTGGTTGAACTAGATGACGTTCCATTTTAATTAAATTTGGTTTGGCCGGATCTCCGGGCGTTTGGTTAGCGCTGGTTACTGTTCAACGGGGGTCCGGCTTTTATTTTTAATCACAAATATGTGACATTTTGATTGACTGAGCAAACCGGACCGAACATAATTGCGGTCTAAAATCTTAAAAAAGGACTGAGAGATGAAGACAAATAACGAGCAAATAATAAAGACTATTCAGGATATGGGATACCGTGTGAGCATTTACCATTTCAGAAATGTATTCGACGGGAACAGGAATAGACTTGTCAGAAAATACATCGTCAAGGGCGACGACAACGCAACCATTCGAGCAAAGGGCGGCGAAACTCACGCCTTGGCAATAAAGGGGGAACCGGCCGATCCTGACTCCGAAAACCTGATTGGAATAGCGCATTGTTCAGAAAAGGACGGATACAATCGCAAGGTTGGCGCGGCAATCGCTCTGGGACGGCTTTATAAAAAATTACTCCATTACAATATGTGTCCAGAAGAACGCGCTTTGGTTAATGCGTTCTCGAAGCTTGGCAAAGCTGCGAGCGAGTCAATGGGAGACTTTTTGAATAAAGATTTGAGAAAACAACCGAAAAAGGACTGAGCAAATGAGAGCAACAAATATAAGCGGGCGCAATATAAAGGGCGTTCTTAATTTTAATCACGATCTGGATTCACTGAATCTGTTTACTGGGAAAAACCATCTTGGGAAAACGGCGAGACTAGACGCGCTTAAACTGGCGTTGCTTCAGTTTCATCCCGACTTTTCAAATTCGGAAAACAGCCACGCGGCACATTTTCAACTCTCGTCGGGCGCAAGCATGGAATGCGGCGTCGTAGTTGAGGACGAAACCGGCAAGCATAGCGGGCGGGTTAATCTATCTCAGAAAAAGATTAATGGGCCAATCGAGCACGACAACCACCCGCTGCCAGAACATATTTTTAACGGGAAAATTGGCGGCGTTTGCTTAGATCCGCTTTCATATTTCGCACTAGGGCCAACAGACAGGATGAGATATGTATTCGAACGCGCCACAATGCCGGAGGGGTTTACGGCTGAGAAGATCAAAGAGAGATTAGAAAAGATCGAGATTGATGGCCATGATGGCGAATTAGCAAAGAAGCATATTTTTGGCGGAGTAGTATATTTTCAAATCGGACAGACAACTGGAATGGATGATCTTTCCGGATGGATCTACGAAGGCACAGAAAACCTGACAGATCCAACAGAATTTATTGAGAGAGTCATTTCCAATATGTCGGATTGTGCGAAGTCGGTTAAAGAAGAGACAGAAGTGGAAGAGAAATACATCAAGAAGCTGGCTGCGGAAATGATTGGCGACATAAGCGGCAGCAACGCCGAAAGGCTCCAGAAAGAGCTTTTACAAGTCAATGCAGGCCGAGACACGGCTATTTCAAACAAAGCCCGCCTGGAGGCGTCTGGCACGGTCCAGGAATACATCGAAGCACAGAATACAATTGCGGAACTTGAAAACCGGCTTGGGCAGTATCCGCCGGTTAACATTGCCGCGATTAAAGCCGAACTCAGAGAACTTGAATCTTCCATTGATGAAAACCGTTATGCGGAATTGTGCAAAAAGAATTCTGAGCTAACAGATTTAACCATCGCCGGGGGAAAACTAAAACATGAATGTGAGTTTATCCGGCAAGACATTTCTACACTGAATACACAGCTCAAAGAACTTGATGAGGCAGATTCTTGCGAGTTTTGCGGGGCAAGTGAAGCCGGGTGGAAACTAAAAAACAGCACAGCAATCAGGAATAAAATTATCAAGCTTTCTGCCGATCTGAAACCGCTTTCTATCGAGAGATGCGAAAAGCAAACAGAATACAAGGCACTTAAAAAAGAGGCGGATCTGGCACAGGTCGAGAACGAGAAAACCGAACAGAAAAGAATCCGCGTTAGGAAAGTTTCGGAAAAGATTCTTGAGATCGAACGCAACGAACTGAAGCGCGATCGGATCTGGAAAGAGATTGAGGACGAAAAAAAGACCACCTTACCGGACGTAGAAAAGATTCAATCCATTGATGAAAACATACAAAAACATTCATCAAGGCAAACAGAAATAAACGAGAGCTTGAGGCTTATTGAAGTTGCCAAGAACAACCAAGCGAACGCGACAAAAGCGAACGACAAGCTAAACGTCATTGTCTATCGCCACACGTTGGTCGAGATGATCCGAAAAGAGTTGAAGGTGATTCAATCAGAAATGGTCAAGGCGGTATTTGATAGTGTATTGAAGCCGGCCAATGACATTGCAAAGGATTTCTTCAAAGGAAGGATTGAATATCGGGCGGGCGAGATTGGATATGTCCACCCAAGCGGCAAATTCATCATTGCAAAACTATGGAGCGGGACAGAAAAGGCCGTTGGATTTGCAGCGATCGGAATTGGATTGGCATCAACGAGCAAATTTAGATTGCTTGTCATAGATGAATTACTTAGGCTTCATCCTGATTCTTTAAATGACATATTGGAGAAAATCGAGCAAGCACTTGAATCTGGACTGATTGACCAATTTATCGGCATAGCGCCGACACTGGACAATATTAACGTATCAAACAAATTCAAAATAATTGAGGTGACAGAATGAAAACCGAATACGAAAAACTTTACTTTGATGTCCATGACATCAAGCGGCCAAAGAAGAGCAGCTACAAAACGCAGAAGAAAAACGACACAAAGCGAATACGATATTTACTGGCACATTGTCGGATCTTGACACGAACGGGCGAGGAGATAAAATCGCGGCCAGAGATTGACATTTTAATTGAACTGGAAAAAAGAAAGGGCTGAGATGAGAAACTTTGATTATAAAATCGTTTATGGATTGGTCGCGAAAAACTTGATTTGGATTAGGTTCTTTTTAGGCCATTGGGGAATTTGCATCAAGCGAACGCCTCTCGTTTTTAGCGAAAGATACGGCTACAAAAAATATATTCCACTTCCCGGAGGATGGAGAATAGGATTTTTAAAGGCTTCAAAATAAAAACGAAGGCGAGGACTGAGGCACGAGCAACGCCAAAAGATTCAGCCTCAAATGAGTTTTTCAATGATTTCTTTAAAAACAAAGGGCTGAAATGAATCATCCATCAGTAAGCGCAAACGTCGATCAGATCATTGTCCAAAAAGGCGAAGTTCTGACCGTATATCTAAACAAAGCCGATCGACATCAATTAGATTCACAGCAAATTGAGCTTCGGGTTTTGAGCGATGGCACACAACAGATGTTTGTTTGCAAATCTTTTATGAAGAATATCAAAACATTTAATAATTGGGATAAGGGCGAATGACACCAAACACAAACCAAACATCAGCAATACAGAGTGAGCACAAAAAGACTCTGGTTGTAGCGGGTCCGGGATCTGGGAAAACGTTCGTTCTCTGTTCGCGAATAATGAATCTGATTGAAAACGGAATTCCGCCCGAGCAGATTATTTGTATTACATTTACTAATGCAGCGGCCGGGGAAATCAATCGTCGCGTTGGTCAAAAGATTGGCTATGTCGGGACAATTCACGGATTCTGTTTAAATGAACTCAGGCGATATTCATCCAATCCGATTTTGAGCATATTTCCAGAGGACGAAAAGGAATATTTTATTGGTCAATTAATCGAGAGATTACACCTTCAAAGAAAGACCACGGCTTCAAAAGTATTGAAAGCGATTGACAAGCCCGTAAGGCAACCACCGACAACTGAACAGATCGTCATTGGACACTATTACAAGGCGCTGAGAGAGGCCGGGAGCATAGACTTTGACCAAATGCTTAACCGGGCATTAGTTCTATTCTGTGTCGATAGAATACGGGAGGCCGTCAAGGAAAGATTTTCTCATTTACTGGTGGATGAGGTCCAGGACTGCAACGACATAGACTTTGACATTTTCACTGTTATGGACATTGAAAACAATTTTTGCGTTGGAGATCCAGACCAATCAATTTTCGCTTTCAGGGGAAGCAACGTTGATAATATTGTAGCGTTATCCAATTCAGAATATTGGCATACAATCACACTGGAAGACAACTACCGGAGCACTCCACAAATATGTGAAGCCGCGCAAAAACTAATTCATTTTAACATGAACCGAATCGAAAAAGAAACGGTTTCTGTGCGGGATGGAGTAAAGTTTTACAATCCAGGGATTAAAAAATATCGAAACATGCAAGAAGAACAAAAATCTATATTGTTCGACATCAAAACATTTCTTGCAGACTTTGAACCAGAAGAAATGGCAATCCTGTTTCGGACAAACTATGCGCTTGAACGATATGACGAGTTTCTAAAACGTGAAGGAATTCCGACACGGCGCAAAACGCACGCGGATCAAGTTGACGGATTCGGGCTTGCAAAATTGGTCATAGACTGGATGGCAAACCCCCAATCGGATGTTGTCACACAAATTCTTTTAAAACGCCTTCACGGCGAAGAGAAGGCCGCTCAATTCGCAAGAGAAGCAGCAAGTAAGATGTGCTCGATCAAGTCAGTGGCGTTTGTGGGCATGGCAGACGAATTTGTGATTGATGGTCTCCCGTTTATGCTGAGTGCTTTAAAAGTTTCACCGGAAGCAAGAAAACTGGTTTATTCACAACTCGAACGCTTCAAAGAATCCGGCGGCACCGACATTGCAGATTTTTCAGTCTATCTAAGAATGGCCGAATCCGAGCAAGACAACGCCAAAGGAATAAACCTCTTGACAATGCACGGCGCAAAAGGTTTAGAATTTAAAGTTGTATTCTTGCCGGGATTAAATCAAGTTACTATCCCGGCAGGAAAAAAGGATCTGGAGGCAATTGAGGAAGAAAGGCGTTTACTATACGTTGCGATGACGCGAGCAAAGGACTATTTAATAATGAGCAGCAGCGACTTTACTGACCTTGCATGGCGGAAAGGCGTGATGACACGACCAAGCATTTTTCTGAGAGAAATTAAAGGAGAGATTTAAGCATGATTAATATTAATGTGATTTTACTTGACAATCACACAAACATACATAGAAAGGAGAAATGAAAATGGAAGAAGGATTTGTTAATCTTACCATCAGAATGAAAAAAGAGTTGATGGAAAAAATCGACTCAGCACGGTTTAAGGTCGCTGAAGGCTTTGAAATTAAGAAAGCCGAATTTGTGCGTCGGGCGATAGAAAAATTCATCAAAGAATTGGAAAAATGAATAAAAAAACCTATGAAGAGTTAATAAAGATACCGGGAATCAGAGGGACACCCCAAGCGCTTTAAACGATGCACCTTGGTTACATATCCCTTTACAGGAAGCTGTTGGACAACCCGAGGATAAAAGATCCTGATTGGTTGGCTGTATGGATCTATCTCCTGCTTAATGCCACTCATGCTGAATATGATGTTGTCTGGAATGGTGAACGAATTACGCTAAGGCCCGGTCAGCTTATTACTGGAAGGCACGAAATATCAAAAAAAATGGGGGTGAATGGTTCAAAAGTATATAGATTACTAAAAAGGCTCGAAAGCGAACAACAAATTGAACAACAAACCTGCAACGTAAACTCCTTAATATCAATAACTAACTGGAAAGAATACCAGTTCACTGAACAGCATAGCGAACAACAAGTGAACAACGGGCGAACAACGGGTGAACATCCAGTGAACACTAACAATAATGTTAAGAATAATAATAATGGAAATAAGGATACCCCCATACCCCCTAAAAAAACAGTAAGGAAGAATTTTACAAAACCGGACACAAGCGAAACATTAATACTTTCAAGAGAGATGAACGTCCCAGATCAGGTTTGTTATGACTGTTACGAATATTATGAATCGAACGGATGGAGGGTTGGAAGGAATCCGATGAAGGATTGGAAGGCAGCATTTAGAAGGTGGTTCAGGAAATACAAAGAAGACAACGGAATGAATCGCACACAAACCACAACGGACTACTCAAAAGGATTTTAAGCTATGGACGAATTCAAAAAAATATCAGTTCCACACACCGGCTCGCCCGACCACCCGACTGGAGGGAAGTGCAAGATTTGCAAATGCGTTCTCCCTGAACCTTGGGGCGATCCTGAATCAATTGCGTTGAAGAAAAGGCTTGGGTTGATGATTCCGATTACAACTTGCGACAAGTGCTATCGAGACTTGGCAGAAAACGAGATGAATAAAGCAAGCGAACAGGCGATGAAAGCAAGCGCCGATCAATGGGGAAGAGTATGCCCCGATGAATACAAAAAAGAGATCACGCTATCCATGATTGACTCAAAATCATATCATGAATCAGTTAAATGGCAATACAACTCAAGGGGACTTCTCCTTATCGGACCATCAGGAGAGGGCAAGACAAGGACGGTATGGAAAATCCTTAAACGGCAGTATCAGAACGGCAAGAGCTTCGAGTTTTATTCAGGCAATGACTTTGGTAAGGTTGCCGCTCATGCAGCCCGCGAGGGTCAAGAGAGGGAGTTTACGCGCAACTTGACACATTACGTGGATATTCTTGTATTAGACGACCTTGGCAATGGGAAGATGACGCCTTTAATTGAATCAGAGTTGTTTGATATTATCGACAAGAGAATGAGCAATCATCGCCCGACCTTCGTAACAACTCAGTATAATTCTGAATCACTGGCAGCGCGATTCCGGCTATCTCCAGAAATGACAGAAGCAATCACACGAAGGCTAAGAGAGAGTAGCAACGTGATTATATTTGGCAAGAGAACAACGAAGAGATAAAGCGACTAACCCAAATAATAAAGGAGATGAGCAAATGAAAATGAACGAAGAAAAGGCACGGGAGATATTGGGCAGCAAGGGGATTGTCATAAATTCAAACGATGATCTTGAAAAAAACGAAGCAGCCGACGATTTCGTGTGTTGGTACCCTATAAGCCAATCCGTTTACCTGTCTTCCAATTTCACCCCTGACGAACTCGAAGCAATTGCATGGTGGATGCGGAATAAGAAGAAATCCGACAAATGACGACAATATTTTTAATTTTGATGTGGTGTATAATCGGCGGGCCATATGATGTTGATTTTATCGGGCCTATTCAAGTAGAACAATGCTGGGTTACAATCACGGCAGATCCGGTGCCGAGCATTCGACCGGAGCGCAAAACAAACAGACCAATTGACGATTAACAAAGCGAGCATGACAACACAAAAAGAGTATAATAAATTAAAAAGTGTAACAATTAATAAGGTTGTAAGAAATTGCGGGTTTGTGTATCAGGTTGGATATTATGACCCGAAGAACTCCGGTCAAATTATAAATGAAATTGTCCCACACTTGGCAGATGACGGAAGTTTGAGCTTGAGGTGTATGTCGGCAGGCCACACATTGATTGCCGATATAGATGCAAAATATATTGCGTCGATACATCCCGTGAAATAAAACCTTGATTAACAAAAGGAAATAAAATGAGCGGAGGACACTTTCAATATATGGATTCAAACTTTTCGCTAGTAGCAGACGAGATCGATGAATTGATTGAACAAAACGACAGCACAGTGAAAATTACTTTGTGGGGGGATGAACTTGGCAACCACTATTCCAAAGAAACGATTGATAAGTTTCGGCAAGCGTCAGCGGCTTGCAAGATGGCCGGGAGGATGACACGGCGAATAGACTGGCTTGTTTCTGGTGATGACGGTGAAAACAGCTTTCATTCACGGTGGGATAAGGAAGCACGGCAGCAAAAACTTAGAGCGAACAATAAAAAAGGAAATTAAATGACAAAAAACAAATTAGAAAAAGACTATCCAATGGGAGCGATCCTGCACGTCGGAGAAAAAGATGAACTGCATAAATTATATGAGGTTTTTGGTTGGGACGGTGAAAAAGGAATTGTCCACGGGGCCGAAGTCGGCGGAAATGAGAAGCGAGAAATTAAGCCGCTTGAGATTCATTTTGTTGAAACCGCCGAGCATATGGACAAAATGCCGGACATTCCGGAACCGCGAAAGATTGAGACAGCCGATCAAATGCGAGTGCGGTTAATCGAGAATGAAAACCTAGTTAAAGGCCTTCAGGGCAAGATTCAGGCATACACCAAAGAGAACCCATATCTTGTTTCTGTTGACCTTGTCCGCGAGGTTGAGGAGTTTTCCAAGCATTGTGTTTCAGGCGACAACAGCGACACAGACGAACTTATCAGCCATTTCTTATCGTATATCAGAATGCTTTTACCAAGGCTTGCCACGGCCATGCAGAAGGGCTGGGTAGTCGCTGACGCAATCGAACAAGCGAAGCCGGAGGATAGCGAAACAAAGGGGACAATTTCGGTATCAGTTCCGGTTTCATTTGAAAATTTGAGCATGGTCGGATTTGATAAAGGCAGCTTCGGAATTAAGCTTATCGTCAAACAGGCAAACGGAATTGAAAACACAGAGGCCGCGAAGATTCCTATTCCCGGAACGATCGAAGACGTGGCACAAACAAAATTTCCATACGATCCGGATTACAAACCAGAAGATAATGTAATTGCCTTTGATGATTCACGGGGGCCAACGTCTGAGGGAATTGTTGAGTTTCTAAACTCCGAGCGATGCCGGGACGTTACGGCGAGATGTGAAGCAATTGGGTTTGACATTCCGAGTGAAATACTATTGCCGGTTAGTGTTGGGAATATTACGCGGCTTTTGGATTGGTTGGATTACCGGGAAGCACAAGAAAACGGGGAGGCACCAGACAAAACAGTTTTTAAACCTGATTGGATTGGTGAGCACGAGATGAAAAGAGTTGACTCAGGCGACGAAACGGAAAAGCTCAGCCCAACAGAAGAGGCTTACGAAATAGGCATTGCATTTGCAAAGGCTGGAAAAGCATTGACTGACAATCCATACGTAAAGGACGACCCACTGCGAGAACTATGGATTGATGGATTCTCTTCACATATTTCGGGTTAATCAGGTGAAAGGCATTTACGCAGAGATCCACGAGGGCGACCCACTTAGCTTTTATGTTCCAAGTGACAGCAAAGCGGGCGAGGCGCATTTAGTTCGACTGAATCATAACATTGATTCGGGTGGAGTGGAATTTAACGGGGAATGCGATTGTCCTGACTTCTCGTGTAGGTGTTTGCCCAACTTCAACAAAACAAAAGCAGTCAGTTTAAGCACACACAAAGACCACAGAACGCGCTGCAAACACATCAGGCGGGCACTGAGGGAGTTTAACAGACTAATGGTGCTGGGAGTATCAAGGGACAGGGTAAGGCGAAACGTCAAGCAAAGGGAAGCCGCAAAATGAAAGACGGATCAAAAATGACAATCATCCAAGGCAAGCTCCAGATGAAAGACGGATCAAGCGTAGAAAAATATCTAGCAGACTGGCAAAAGCAAAAAGGCCACGAGGACGGAACGCCAATCAGGTTGATGACACAAAAACAATATAGACGCACATTGGATCTATATTCGATGTTTGGAATAGGATAATGAGACGCCGCAGCAACGCCACAAACACCGGCAAAGGCACAGAAAGCCTAATACAAACGATTTGCGATGAGTATGAGAGGCAAGGCATAGCATTAATAAAGAAAGTCGATCCTCCTGTAAGAATAGCTGGCAAAAGGATTATCTTTCTGGCGAATCCATTCCTGGACTATACGGGGTGTGTAAAAGGGAGACGAATAGACTTTGAGGCAAAGAGCACACAAAAGCACAGGCTGCCAATTAATCGACCAAAGGGCGGAGTTACGGAAAAACAATTCACGAACCTCAGAAAATGGCACAGGGCCGGAAGCATTGTATTTGTATTGTGGGAGCACCAGAACGAATTGAGGTTGTTGACGATTGAAGACCTTGCCGGAGTGGTCGCTCGTGGTGAAAAGAGCATTATATGGGACGCAGCAAAGCAGATCAAAAAAGGCAACGGATTCCTGATATATGACTTTTTGAAAGAAATATTATGAAGACTATAACAAAAGCAATTAATATAACTAGATGGTGGTGGCATGAATTAGCCCGGAGAAGAAAGACAATGGGTTTTTACACGTGGATGGTCAGGCGGCACGGCGACCCCGTGTATTCTTGCGGGGCTTGGGAGTGGAGAGTAAACGGCATACTCTGTTCTTTGTGGATTGGTCCGGTCAGACTTAAGGTTTACTGCGCGGGCGGAAAACAAACGACTTGCTTTGAATTGCCTCAAAAGACAGACAATAAACGGGCACGGCAGGAGATCGAGAAACTAAGCAAAATAATTATAATTTAGACAGCGAGAAAATAACACAAATTTGTGTTGACGCGATTAAGATAATATCATTTTATTTAACGAGAAAGGACTGATAAAATTATGAAAATAAAAGAGAAAAGACTATTAGACATGGCGGGGGAGCTTGACATATTGGCGTTTAGGGCCGAGAAAGCCTTTGACGAAATCAAGGAAATGCGCGGCGAAAGCAAAGCCATTTTCGGAACGGCGAGCGCCTATAAATCTGCGGCATACATTCACCTTTGTGACACGATGGACGCCTTGAAAGAGGCTGGCGTAAAGCTTGGTGAGGCGGCAAGGCACATTGACCAAGCAAGAATAAAAAACAACATAGACGCAGAGCTATGAGCGAGCAATGCCTAACCCAAAGAGGCGGAGTGATTCGCGTTCCCGGTGGATTCTGCTTTGTCGAAGGACGGCGAGAAGAATTTATCGGCGGTGAATATTCATCAAGTAGTTTAGACTTTTTCGCGAAAACACGCGGACCAATCAGGGAAAGGAAAAACGATGAAGCGGATGCTGAATTCATACGACCGGCTAATTGAACCGCTTTGCGTATATTTTTCTGAGAACAAATCAAAGCGGCGAGAACTAGCGCACTTTATCGAAGAAAGATACGGAAGGCCATTGAGGACAGACGAGATCAATAGATGGTTTCATCCTAACCCCACGAAGCGCATAAAGATGGCATTTGACATTGGGGTAATGGTTATGTTCTGGTTTTGCTTTGTCGCGGAGAAAGAGGAGACAAGAAAGCGCAATAATAACCAGGCCCATATGTGGAAAACAGACCAAGAACGCCGGTATAAGAGACAAGACTTAATTGACGCGTTGGAAGACTTCAGAACTTGCGACAAAAACTTGCGACAGATAGCAAAGGAGCGCGGGATCAACGAGAATACCCTTTACGCATTCAAGCGAGCGATGGAAATAAACGGGAAATAATTATGAAAGCAAGTGATATAACTGGACGGATCAGGCAATGCGAATCTAACTTTGTAGCGGCTGTAAATCGCGGTGACGAAACTGCGCAAGACGAATACATAAACAGAACAAAAGAATTGCGATACTTGCGAAAAGTTTACGGCGGAAACAAGACCGATAAGCCAAGCGAGGACACAGAACAATGAGCAAAGAAGAATTCTACGAAGATGGCCCGCCGCCGGACCAATCGGGAGAAAAGAAACTAGCAGACGATCCGGAACGGCTAACTGATTTCAACGAAATGCTTAAAAAATACAACCAGACCAAAGACCGGGAGAAAGCCAATGAGCAGTAAGAACCAAGACAAAGAGCGAGAAGACCGCCTTGCCCATGCGGAAAACATACTCGGCGACCTGACAACCGGATATTGGCAATGTATTTTAAACGACAATGACGATCCGGTTAAAGAGCCGATGGGCGATCGTGTTCAGAATTACTGGAAGCGGTTCACAAAACAGGATGGAGCAGAATAATGAGCAATAAAATACCAATCTACCCAACGCCCGAGCAGATCAAGGGCTTCCTTGACGGGAGCATCACCGCTTTCAGTGTGCCGATACCTGCCGATTGTGAGATAAGTTCAATACCGTATTATGCAAACAACTGTCTCAAATACCCCGTCGGAACGATCCTTGTTTGCAGGGAGAAGTGGAGGGTGGATTCTTTATTCAGCCCCAATATTGCTGAAATTGAATATAGCGACGGCAAAATAACGCGGTTTGAGGTTTATGGTAAATTATATAATACCTGTATTGAATGTTGGACAATAGCCGACGTTTGGCAGAACCCGACCCACATGCCCTACGCCTTCAGCCGGTGCAAGCTTGGGGTCATCTCCAATAAGGTCGAACGGTATCGAGACAGATGCCCACGGTGTATGAGTTTTAAGGCTTTAAGGTGGCCTAGAAATCACGACTTTTATTGTGAACATTGCGGATGGCCCGGTGCTTTCATGAATCCCGAGCCTCCCTCTTTCGATCAAGGCTCATGGAAAAGAAACCTGTATGTCGAGAGAACAACCGTTAAACTGAGGAATAAATTATGAGCGACGAAAGAACAACAAATCTTATTGAAGACGCAAAAGAACACTTCGAGCAGTCGAGCAACCAATTGGTTTTGGCTGCACGGTCTTTAGATATGGCCGATCGGCAGTGTTTTGAGAAAACAATTAAACAAGTTAAGGAAACCGTTGGAGACATCCAGTTTTCGATTTTTATCATTAATGATTATTTAAACCGTCAGGAGGATTAAAGAATGACCCGCAAAGAGAAGAAAGCGCTTGCCCAACAGAAGCGAAGTGATATTATGATTGAGTTGTGTGACTTTGTTGACGATTCGATCAATCAGGGTTATGGCACGCGGGAGTCTTTAGAAAAACTTCCGAGATGGCTATTGAATCACACGAGAAAGAACCCGCAAGAAAAGCACTTATACGAAGAATGTATGGTTAATTTTTGCAACGGATTATTGAAAGACGTAAAACAGGAGACTGGACGATGACTCGCAAAGAGAAGAAAATTATTCAATCTGCAATTGAAGACATCCATTCAGAAGACGGAAGTTATGAGCGCGGAATTGGGAATTTATGCAAGCTTGTTGGCTGGTGCTATCCCGCTTCAGAGATTGATTCATCCACCCGCGTCACTCTTAGCGAAATAGCAAACCGCAAACCAGACTTGGAACTAACCAATGATAGCGACACAAGAAACATTTAACTACAGCAAAGAGCCGAACCACGCGAGACGGGATGATTCAGAAAGGATCAAGAAACATTTGGCCGGGCGCGGCTGGGTTTCGGTTCGAGAAATCTTGCAGAAGCTACACATCGACCGGCGGCGCTCACGGCTTGCGAGACAATTTGCCAACACACAAATAATAAGCGGAAACAAAGGATACAAACTAATGAGAGAAGCAACAATAGAAGAGATCCACCATTCAGCGAACAGGCGGGAGTCACAGGGAAAGCAAATGATAGCTGATTCAGTCGAGATGAGAGCGGCCTACCATAGATTTCACCCAAGTGCGGAAATGACAATTTCAACAGAAAACGAAAAGGAGTAAAGCGATGAAATACATAATAAGATGGGAATCGGGAACGGGCGAAAAATACGACGAGGTTGAGGCAGACAGTAAAATCTTTGCCCAGAACATGGCCTATCAACGCTGGATAGACGACGCAGACCCGGACAAGATATGCAGCGTAGTCGGAGAATCAACCGAAGAACTGAGAGACGAACTATTATAACGTAATAACAAAAAACTGAAAGGACGACAAAGGTGAAAACAGGGAACATTTTGACTACAAAAATAGTGGTTCACGCTATCGTTGGAGGCAATCTCGCAAGCTGCATAAGGGAGGCGTTATGGCTTGCTGTTGACAAATGGGAGAATGTAGAATTAACGCACAGTGAAAAGGTTTACCGTATAAACGTGAATGATCTGATTTTATGTGCAAAAGAAATCAAGAAAAACTGAAAGGAATGGAATGAAAATTGAAGTTGATACAATCGGAATGGAGTGTGCTGAAGAATCTATTCCTGAATATGGATGGATCATCGAGCAAATAGGGCCACTAATGGATGGGGGGTTAAAGCTGACACTGGTGCGGCATGAAGTTTGCAGACGCGGCCGCGAAAAGCCAATGCTAGAAAGGCGAGACGGCGAAACACTAACACAAGCCCGACACCGCGCATACGTAACAGACCCAGCCATGAGGATGGCCCCAGACCCAACAATATTTTCATGGGACTCAGCTCTCAGAACAGCAAACGAAATGGTAAACCAATCAACAGAACTAACAAAAGAGGAAAGCAAAATGAAACTAAGCAAAGACGAGATCAGAGAAGCGAAACAGATAGTAAAAAACCTACGGAAAGAAGCAGTTTTCGACCGGGCTGTTAAAATAATTGAAGAGCATGACAATGAGGTCAGGGCGCTCAAGGCGTCAGTTATTAACACCGAGACAGCATTGAAGACCGCCAAGGCAGACAGAAAGAAAGCCATCAAAAAGCTAGGGAAGTAGACTAACTCAGATTTGTATTGATATAATAATTTTTGAGATTAATGTGGTTGATTTTTATAGCTAATGGCAAACAACGATAATGATATTTGTGTCTGCGGGCACAAGAGAATTGACCATCATAATCGGAGTGAGCAATGCCGGGAGTGTGCTTTTGTTTTCGGCATTAAAACAGTGACGCGTTGCCCTAAGTTCAGGAAGAAGCCGAAACCAAGGCAAAGGGTCAACCCAGTATCAAAGAGGCGCATAGCGGCCAACAGGATCTATTCCCGGTTGAAGAGAGAATACCTAGAAGAGCATCCTGTTTGTCAGGTTCGCTGGTGCCGACTAAGGTCAAACCAGATCCACCACATGAAAAAGCCTAGGGCGAAATACCTGAATGACACGGATACATTTTTGGCGACATGCCATTACTGCCACACAAAAATTGAGCTAAACAAAACATGGGCGAGAGAACAAGGATACTTGGAGAACATATAAAATGAGCGAAACAAGCCAGAGAAAATTTGTGCGTCTGTTTCAGCCAAGATTTGCCGAGCTGGTGCAATCCGGAACGAAGCGCCAGACAATCCGCAAGACTCCAAAGAGAATGCCCAAAGCCGGCGACTTGATAGACTGCCGGATGTGGTCGGGAAAACCATACCGAAGCAAACAACATCACATTCGGGTTGACGAGATCCTAGAAGTTGTGACGGTTAAAATATCCGAAGGAACATCATATATCAATGGGATTTCGATGCCTTCTTTTCACCATGAAGATATTTTTGCAGAACAAGATGGGTTTTATGATTTCTGTGACTTACTAGATTGGTTCAAAGAAAACCATTCACTGCCATTTGAGGGCATTTTGATACGCTGGTAAAAAAGGAGAACAATAAAATGGAATGGATATATGCTTATTTTGCGGTGGGACTGTTTATGATGCTTGTCGTAATTGACGACAACCGGAAGAACGGCAAGAGTCTACAAAGTCTTGGCGGATGGTTCTTTATTTTGATGATAATTTTCTGCGCCATCTGGCCAATTCCACTTATCTGGCAACCAATAAAAAACCTGTCAAAGCTACTATTGAAAGAGCGTTCTTTTGACAGAGACGAGGATTAATTGTTGACACCATCCCCAAAACAATTTAAGTATTTAACCGTTCAGCAATGAACATTGTTCAAACCCTCTTTGGGAATAGGCTTTTAGATGAGCCAAAACAGATCCCCCCTTCACTGCGACCGGGGGATCAAGTTTTTTAAAGATTGACTGAGCATCAAAATGGGCATAGACAAATAATAACGAAAGTTAATAAATGAAATGGTCAGATGAAAACTATGTAGAAGCTTACAGGTTATCACTTACGGGGATGACAGATAACAAGATAGGGCACGCCATAGGGGTCACGGCTGCCACGTTTGTCAGTTGGAAGAAGAAATATCCGGCACTTAAAAAAGCGATAACACTTGCCCGCACCAAAAAGTCAAAGGCCGGAACCCGTGACGGCGGAATCACCCTTGATGAATTTATATTCGATAAGCTAGAACCCGAAACAAAAAAGACTTGGGACGAAATTAGCAAATATGACAAAGAGCCAAATGCAAAATATAAGCTGCGTGAGGTTTACGGAAACATGGCGATTGCGACACGCCAACACCTTTTTTTATATGCCCTTTATGCCTCTAATTTTCATGTTACAGAGGCTTGCAAAAAGGTAAACATATCAAGGGGCACATACGATAACTGGCGCTTCAATGACAAAAACTTCGATGCGCTGGTAAAAGAGATCGAGCAAATCAAAAAGGACTTTTTCGAGAATGGGCTGGTTGAGTTAGTAGACAAGGGCCACGCGCCGGCCGTGATATTTGCAAATCGAACCTACAATAAGGACCGGGGATACGGTGACAAGTTAGAGATTGAGCACGGCGGAAGCATAGACCACCGCCATGTTGTTTCGATGAAGGAGCTTGATTTACCGCTGGCTACACGTCGTGTGATATTGGACGCAATGCGAAAGATCAGAGTGCAAGACATGGAACCCAGCGAAAACAGAATTGGAACACTGGCGAATTAAACAAAAAAGGATAAATTATGGACGAGAAAACAATGATTGATAAATTTGAAATAGCAAAGCTGAAATTGGAACCGGACGAAGTATTGGTTTTCAAGACACCGGACTTACTCGACGAAGATGAAATAGATAAATTTTGCGAAACACTCAGAGAGGTTCTGCCGGACTGTATGAGTGAAAGCTGTCTTATCTTAAACGGAGACATTGAAATTTCTATAATATCTAAAACAGCAGATTAATCATTAATATGGCCGGGGAATCAGACATAAGATTTGACGAGATAGAGTTGATTCGATCTGTCTGCCATGAAAGCTTTTATGATTTTGTTGTCGAGTTTTGGGATGTAGTGATTCCGGATGACCCTGTTTGGAATTGGCACATTGAATATTTATGCAGCGAGATCCAGATTGCGGTAGAGAGGGTATTTCGACGCGAACCAAAACTTTATGATCTGGTGATAAACGTTCCGCCCGGATCGACCAAAAGCACGATAGTCTCAAGAATGTTGCTGCCTTGGTGTTGGACCCGCAAGCCTTGGATCAGGATGATTAACTCGTCTTATGAGTGGACGCTGGCAGCCGGATTTTCAAGACACGCACGGGACATTATTACCTGTCCAAAGTATCAGTCTGCATTTGGGCCGATGATTCTGAGAGAGGACCAGAATACAAAAGACCACTTCATAAATGACAAAAAGGGCGAAAGAATCGCAACCGGAACGAGGGGGGCACTAGGCAGGCACGGCGACATTTTGGGCATTGACGATCCCATTGACCCGAAAGGCGTAAAGAGTGAAGCGCTAATCAACGCAGCAAACACATTTATATTTGAAACGCTATTTAACCGAAAAACAAACTCAGCGGTATCGCTCGTCATACTGGTTCAACAAAGACTTCATCAAAATGATGCTACGGGGCAAATGCTCGAACGGATGAAGGGCAACGTAAAACACATATGCTTGCCTGCCGAAGTTGAGGACGGACCCAAACCCGCACGGCTCAGGAGAAAATACAGAGATGGTTTGCTAGATCCGATTAGGTTATCAAGGAAAATACTTGCTCAGAAAATGGACGCGTTGAAAGAATACGGATACGCGGCACAATACCGACAAAGCCCGGTCCCTCCCGGCGGTGGAATGTTCAAGGTTGATAGGATGATTGCCGACACTTCGCCTATCCCGCCGTTGTCATGGCTTGAGATTACACGGTATTGGGATAAGGCCGGAACTGACGGTGGCGGAGACTACACGGTCGGGGCCAAAATGGGAAAAGATGTTAATGGCCGTTATTGGGTTCTTGACATTATTCGTGACCAGTGGGATAGTGCGGAAAGGGAAAGTATTATAAAGTCAACAGCGGAGGCAGACGGCAGAAAAGTAGTGGTCGGGGTAGAACAGGAACCGGGAAGCGGCGGCAAGGAAAGCGCACAGAACACGGTGAACAATTTAGCGGGGTGGAAATGTTATATCGACAAGGTTGTGATGAACAAGCCCGATAAGGCCGACCCGTTCTCAACTCAAGTCAATGCAGGAAACGTAAGATATGAAGCAAAAAGAGAATGGATTCCAAAGCTCATTGATGAAATGCGCTTTTTCCCGTTCTCGACAAACGATGACCAGGTTGACGCTTTATCAGGTGGATTTAATTACTTAACAAGGCCGAAAAAATTAGTCGGCGCATTATTTTAAAAAAAAGAAATAACATGAGTGACAAAGAAAAAACAGACAAACAAGATTTATTGCTGCAAAACATGGCACATAGGCTTATTGATAATGCTATTACGACACGATCAGAGCTATTGAAAAAGCTGATTGATAAGAAGCGCGACATTGACCAAGAGGCGGGGTATCCATCCACGCTTGATCTGTCGGATTATCAGATAATTTATGACCGTGAAGGAATTGGGACGCGGGTAGTTGACTTTTTCCCGGAGGAAAGCTGGCAGGATGACCCTGAAATATTCGAGACAGAAGACCCAAAGGACGAAACAAAATTTGAAAATGATTGGGAGGAATTTGAGAAAGCCCGAAACGCCTATCATTTTTTATGGCGGATTGATATGCTTTCGGGAATTGGCAGGTTTGGAATATTATTGATTGGATTTGACGACGGGGCAGACCTAAGTAAGCCGGTTGACGGGATTGACGGGCAAGGGAAAAGGAAAGAGGGATCAAAAAAAGAGCATAAAGTTCTCTTCTTAAAGCCATATCAGGAAACATTTGTAAAAGTAAAAACACGAGAGAAGGACATAAAAAACCCTCGTTACGGAATGCCCACCGCATACACATTGAATCAAGAAACCGTTACAACCGACGCAGTAATCGCCGGAACAACAAAGCAGACAGAAACCATTGTTCACTGGCACAGAGTTTTACACGTAGCAGACAATCGGAAGAACTCTGACATTTACGGCATTCCCAGAATGCAAACCGTATTCAACAGGCTGTATGATTTAAGAAAGATATTGGGCGGCGCGGGTGAAATGTTCTGGCTAGGCGGCTTTCCGGGAATCTCATTTGAAACACAGGCGGGGGCCGAGGGCGCAACGATCGACTCTGATGCAATGCAAGAGGTGATTGACAAATACATGAACACAATGCAGCGTTATATTGCAACGTCTGGATTGACGGCGAAATCCCTTGCTCCAAACATTGTCGGCCCGGCTGAACATTATGATACAAATATCAAAGCAATAGCATTATCAATTGGTGTGCCATATCGAGTATTTGCCGGAACTGAAGAGGGAAAGCTAGCGGGCGGCCAAGACTTAAAAGGGCTCCAGCAGAGAATTAAAAAGCGCAACAACAGATATGTAACGCCGCTGATTATCAGGTCATTTATTGATCGACTGATTGCAGCCGGAACACTCACCGAACCGGCAGAAGAAAACGGCTATACGGTTAAATGGCCAGATCGAGAAGTCACAAGTGACCTAGAACGCGCCGAAGTTGCAGCCAAGATAACCGACGCGATGGCAAAATATGTTACGACTGGTGCGGATGCGTTAATGGTCCCAATGGATTACTTAACAAAGATAATCGGGTTGTCCGACAGCGAAGCAAAGGCAATCGTGAAAGCGACGGGCGCAATGATTAAAGAAGAGGTCGATGAAATAATTGACGTTGAAGTAGAAATCGAAGAATAAAAAATGAAAGGACTAGAAAATGTTAGGCGATAAAGAAAAAACGGAGGCAGAATATCCAGCGTTTCCGTGTGAAACCAGAACAAATGACGGAGGATACAGTATGTTCTCTGGCATGACGCTATTAGATTATTTCGCGGCGCAAGCATTGCAGGGAATATTAAGCTCTGATGTGATTGTGAAAGAAATGACAGGCGATGAATTAAGGAACGAGCCGATATGTGAACACGCGGCAGCAACGGCATACAACATGGCCGAGAGAATGATAATCGAAAAACTAAAAAGGGAAGAAACAAAATGAAAAATAGATTAATGATAGTTATGGCGACCATCGCCGCAATGATGCTTGGCTGTGCCACGCTACAATCACCAGAGGCAAAGGTAATCGGCAAAATAGTTTTGCGCCGCGCGGTGTTTGAGCTTGTTCACAATAACCCGACAATAAAGGCACCTATCGCACTGATGGCAGCGACATTGGATGTAATTGATGACTTCACCCCGACCGGGCTGGATAATGCGCTCAAGGCCGTTTTGTCAGATTTGGTTTTAACCAGTCGAGACAGGCGCGACTTGCGAGACATTAAAGACCTTATTGTATCGGGATACGCGAGGGTATTCCCAAGTATAAGCCCGCACGTATCAGACGCGGCGGCAGTAGTCAGTGCTTTATCCGATGCTCTAAAAGACGGAATCTCAGAAGTTCCGGCCTCCGGTCCATCAGGCAAAGGCTTTGAAGTTGAAGTCAATGGCGGTGTAATTGTAATCGAATAATATGCCAACTGCATTACAATTTGACCCGTCGAGAACGACCACGCTGAGGCGTCAGTTTATGGCTGACGTCCAGCGTCGTTCAAAACGGCTGAGAAAGGACGTTAAGAACGCGGTTGACAAACTGGACGTATTCGGATTGAAACCGCGCCCGTTGCTTAAATTTAACTCCTTAACGCTCAATCTTGAGTCAAAGCAATACGAGTTTGACACAGATGCTAGAAAGATAACCTCTTTCAACGCATGGATAAAAGAACAATCAGATAAAAGAATGCTTCGCGTTGTCGATGTAGCGGGCCAACCTATTTCACTTGAATCACCCTACGATAAATACATTGAGTCAGCTTACAAGCGGGGGCTGGTTCGCGGATATACTGATTCTAAGATTGGGCTGTTGCTCGATCATCCAGAATTTTATGAGGCGAGCAAAGAAGAGTTTTTGCGTTCTGCCTTCACTGCGGGAGAATCATTTTCAAAGGTTCAATTGCTGGCAACTCGTGTATTTGAGGACATGCAGGGATTCACCTCTGCCGTATCTCAAGACGCGAATAGAATTTTATCAGAGGGATTAATTCGCGGCGACGGAGCGCTGGAAATTTCACGAGCACTTGACAAGCAGATTAATTTCAGAACAAAGCAACGGGCGCTGGCAATTGCCCGAACGGAAACAATCAGGGCACACGCCGAGGGACAGCTGGACGCCTTTGAAAGATTGGGCGTGGCTCAAGTAGGATTGATGGCCGAATTTTTAACGGCGGGGGACGATCGAGTATGTCAGGTTTGCCAAAGTCTTGAAGGCCAAGTATTTACGGTTGAAGAGGCGCGCGGGATTATTCCAGTCCACCCAAATTGTCGTTGCGCGTGGATACCATTCATCAAATAACAATTTTTTCGACAGAAACAAAATCCGAACCTAAACAAAAAACATATGGATACCAATGAACGCCGAAAAAGAGTAGCAGAAATTAAAAAAACAAATCCAGATTGGGGAAGGCAAAGAATATCAGAACATCTAGGGGCGCCACCATCCAACATACAAAGAGATTTAGAATGGCTTAAAAAACAGAAGGAAGAAGAGGAAAAGACTGAGAGCGAATTTGAACTTACTGATTTTATACCAGATCGAGAGGTTTCTGTTGAGAAAATTGTTGCGATTAGGAAGGCTGAATTTGCACAGAGAATGGTTGCGGAAGAGGCTAGAAAACTTGTCAATATCCGCGTAAAAATAGACGGGCCAATTGGCATTTGTCATTTTGGAGATCCACACATTGATGATCCTGGCTGTGATATTGCAAAGATTGAAAGTGTTGCAAGGATTGTCAGAGAGACACCGGGATTATTTGCCTCTAATATAGGCGATATGAACAATAACTGGATTGGTCGATTGTCGGCACTTCACGCAAAGCAAAGCACGACCGCAAAAATGGCGTGGAAACTGGTCGAGTGGATGTTTGGATTGTGCGATTGGCTTTATTTAGTCGGCGGCAATCACGACGCATGGAGCGGGGACAGGAACATTTTAGACTGGATGGCTGCGGGACAGGCGGGGTTTTACGATGAAAGGCAGGTCAGGGTATGTCTCAACTTTCCCAATGGCCATAGTGTGCGAATTAACGCCCGTCACAACTGGAAGGGATACTCTATCTACAATGACATTCACGGCCAATTAAGGGCCGCAAAGTTTGGGTGGAGAGATCATTTATTGGTTGGGGGCCATAAGCATATTTCAGGATATGGATTGCTTAAAGACCCAATGACCGGGTTGATTTCCCATTTGTTGCAGGTCGCGTCATTTAAGACGTATGATGATTACGCCGCAACGATCGGCGCGGACGATAAGAATTTTTCATGTTGTCCGGTTACGGTGATAAATCCGAAACTGCCAGAAACCGACGCCGATATGATTCACGTATTTTACGGGCCAGAACAAGCCGCCGAGTATCTAACATGGGCGAGAAGTCGAAAATGAAACCACCGCCGACAGACCATCTAAACGGAGGTGTATTTTTTGACAAAGACCCGCCGATTGAGGTGAGTATATTCAAAGTGCCGGTGTTTTGGATTGGTTTTATATGCGGGGCAACAAGTTTGGCAATTGTAGTGTTGACATTCAAGGCACTTTTAACCTAGATTATAATTCAGGACACGAGCAATGGAAATAACAATTGAAGCGGCGGCTATTATATTCTGGTTTGCTATGCTTTTTTCAGTCGCTGCGGTCGGCATTTGGAGGCTTGCTAAAAACTGGATGAGAAATAAAATAGACGAGATTATTTGGCGATGAAAGCAGCGCTAGAATTTGATTTACCCGAAGAACAAAACGAGCACTTGAACGCCGTTCACGGGACAGAATGGGCACTGGTAGCAATGGAAATTAACAATGAAATTGGAAGCATGTTGCATAATGGCCATAGTTACAAACGATCGGCACACGTATTGCAGCATTTGCAGGACAAAATGTTTGAGCTAATGGACCGGCACGAACTAAATTTTAACTGGATTGAACACTAAAAGGACTGATACAATGAAGCAAATCGAAATTAGAACACCCGGAAGCGAGCGGGCGAGATCCGTTTTCTATCAGCATTGCCCGTTAATGACGTTTAGCGGAGCGGCTTGGTTTTGCGCCATAAATAAATGTTATTGTCCATTTGATGGGGAGAGAGATCCGCCAGAGGATTGCCCGCTTCCGCTTGAAATTTCAGCAGTAGCCAACATCGACACCAATCAACCGAGTCCCGAAGATTCGGGCAAGATCCGTTATGAGGTTACGGAGTCATACTCGGATACAGAACCCGAAGAAACACAAACAGACAAAACTTGCGATAATTGTTAGGACTAAAATAAATGGCAATATACGGACACACAAAGAAAATAGTTGAGAAAGAGCTTGCAAAATACGCCAAGCACAACGGCGAAATTGAAACGGTAATTTTGCTCGGCGTTCCCGAGATCGAGGGATTCACAGATTGGCGGAAGTTCTTTGAACCATATGCACAGAGAGTCATCACGATTGACGCGGTCGACTGGGAGGGGTGCGATGCAGTTGTCGATCTGAATAAGCCCGTTGAGCCTATCTTCTCAAGTGAGGCTGACTTTGTAATCGACCACGGCACGATAGAGCATGTTTTTAACGCCGCAGAGGCCGTCAGGGGCGTTTATAAAATGCTAAAGGCCGGAGGGGTCGCAATTCACCACCACCCGCTTAACTGGCTCAATCACGGCTATCATAATTTCTCGCCTTGTTTCTTGCGCGAATTCTATGAGGATAATGGATGTGAGGTTCAATCATATCGGAGGCAGGGCATAAGCTGTGAGTTGTGGAATCCCAAACCAAAGCTGACCGTTATTCCAGGACCAAGCAGAGAACTTTTAGTGACGGTTGCAAAAAAGATTGCGGGTGTATCAGATCCCGTCTATCCAATGCAACGCCGTTACACACAAGGACAATGGAAAGGCAAACAATGAGCAATATAACAAAATGTGAAGTATGCGACAAAGACGCAGTTGGATACACGCTTGACGACGTTGGCCTTTGCAAAGACCATGCCCCAAATGGGCCATATGATACGAGCGAGAAACACAAGGAATTAACAAAGGCATTTAAGCGGCTTATGGATTTCGGTTCGCCGTGGTCTATTACGTCAAGACGCAGTGGATTTTCTGTTGACGTTTGGCCGGGAGTAGATGTTTCTTATGAAGGCGTTTCAAAAGACAGAGAATACGGAATTGATCATGAAGACTCGCTTGCAAAAACGATAAACGCAGTATTGGATAAACTACGCCCGCAAGCCGCAATGAAAAAAGATGAAGGCGGCACGAACCACGCCGAACTCATGTGCAAAGAATGCGGGCAAGTATGCACGGGTAGTTTTGATCTAGCAACCGGCAAATGGATTATTGGTGTATGCAGGTGCAAAAACAGCAAAGAGATAAAACGAAAACTTTTAATACAGCTTGGTGTCCCGATTAACAAGGCACAAGGAAAGATATAAAAACAAAAAAGGGAATAAAATGAAACCGTGGGAAGAAAAGTTCGAGGCTGGAGAATTATTAGAAAAAACAATACCGATGACAGCTTCGCTTATTGCGTTGTTGGTAAAGATATATTCAAGAGAACCATTAACCGATTATGTCGGAATTGAAAAGGATATTACTTACTTGGCAGATGAATGGCTAATCGAAAGAGAGTGGGCGACAACTAGCAGAGGAGATACCTTTTCAAAAATAATTATTGACCGCGAAAAACGAGAGAAAGGAAAGAAATAAAATGGCAGTAATGGAAACAGATAGATTATTAAAGCTTCTTAAAACCGTTGAGAACGTCAAGGGCGACTTTGCCGAGATCGGCGTGTTCCGGGGGCATACATTTAAGCGCCTTTCAATATTTGCAAAGCGACAGGGCAAGGTTGCCCACGGCTTCGACAGCTTCGAGGGCATGGACGATCCCACAGACCACGATTGCGGATTCTATGAAAAGGGGCGGTTGGCTTGCAGTTTTGACGATTTTCTAAAAGGGATGAACGAAGCAAACATTGACCCGGACGCATACGAGCTATTTCAAGGATTCATTCCACATTGCTTTGATGACATTAAGCCAGCCCAGAGGTATTCCTACGCCCTTGTTGACGTTGACCAATACAAACCCACGGCGACATCATTAAAGTGGATCTGGCAGCGTTTAAATCTTCGCGGGTTGCTGGTGGTGGATGATTATTTCAAAAATCGAAAACGGCTTGCAACAAAGGCAATTGACGAGTGGTTGAAAACTCTCCACCCGCTAGACTTCAGATTTATCGAACTGAGTGATTCAATGCTTGTGATCCGAAAGCAACACATCCCGGATAATTTAGAGGACAAGTAATGGTTATATTAGATAAGCAAAAACTTGTCTGGGTGAGTATCCCGAAAAGCGGCACTCATACAATGATTGTAATTCTCGTTGACCAATTTGGCGGCACGAGAATAAACCCGCCATTTCATCCAAGGAACATCCCGCCGCGTTGCTCTGGTTATAAAACATTTGCCGTAGTGCGGAATCCATACGAAAGGGCAATCAGTATATGGTATCATTTACTATATCGGACCGCTCAGCCGGATAGTTCGATAAAGGCCTACGGGGAAACATGGGGGCCAATCATCTCCCAATCTGCCGAAGTGGAAATTGACGATCTCACCATAGAACATGTTTTCCGCTTTATAGTAGACGGGGGATGTAAAAAGTATAGGGAAAGCGGCTGGCAGGCATCATTGTCTCAAAGCGAATGGCTCAAAAATGTTAAAATTGACAATTGGATTAAAATTGAAAACCTTGAGGCCGAAATGAA